TCTATCAAGTTGTAGGGCTAAGGTTATCAGAACAAATATCCAAAGGGATACAATCTATAAAAATAAGATTGTAAAGATAACACCTCCGAGTGTTAATGAGATTAAAATAGAAAACGTATGCGACTCTTTAGGTAATTTAAAAGAGGTTAGGTATATAACTAAGCAGGGTAAAGTTAAAACTATCGTGAAAACGCTTGAAAATACGCTATACTTGCAAGTTGATACAGATTCTATTAAAGATATAGCAGTAAGTGAGTATAAAAGCACCCTAAAAGATAAACAGGAGATAATTATTAAGTTTAGAGTACCTAAATGGGCTTGGTACTCCTTATTGATTAATACCCTATTATTAGCTTGGATTTTTAGAAAGCCTTTATTTAAAATAATTAAACCAATATAGTATGGCAGATATAAGTAAATGCGCAAATACGATGTGTCCTATAAGGAAGAAGTGTTACAGGTTCACAGCTAAGAGTGGGAGGTATCAGTCTTATGCAGATTTTAAATATGATAACGGTTGTGTACATTTTTGGAGTAATAACAAGAAGGGTAAGTAGTATGAATTATAATAATGATTTTAAGTATGACTAAAGAACAAACATTATGAGTAAAAAACAAGCGATATTGAGTATAAAGTTTGCCCTAACGGTCAAGTAATGGTTTGTGAATAATAATAAAAAATAATAATTATGACAGAACAAGAATACTTAAACAGCAAAGGAATAAAAGACAATCCGAGAATAATTGATGTTAATGGACAAGCAACAGACTTTTATTTACAGGATTTATTAAAGGACTTTAAGAAGAAATTAACTTATAAATAATAATTATAAATCAATAAAAAAATGGAAAAAGAACTTTTAGAAAATGCACGTAAAAGATGCGAAGAATTAATTAGAGAAATTAGAGAAGAAGATTGCAACACAGAATTAACACGAATCTTAGCGATTCAAAAAATGAATCTAATTAACGATATAAAAATAGAATTATATAAATAGTAGTGAAAAAATTAAAGCTCTATTTAGAATAAACAGAAGTAACCTGCTATATTACTTATATATATACACACACATTAATATAATAAAAAAGATATGACTATACCTAAACCAAAAAAATACGAAACTAATAAGGAATTTATTAAAAGATGTATGGGGAATGCAGCAATGAATCAGGGTTACCCAAACAAAGATGATAGATATACTGTTTGTCAGTTTGTATTCAAGAAAAATTTTATGCCTGAATAATAGTTAAAATATAGTGTAGGTCTATTGACTTTCGCTGAATTTTTAGTTATATTTGTTTTTAAAGGTAATTATATGGGAAGATTAAAGAAGGTAACAACATTTGATGGTAAGGAATGGTTAGTGGAAGAACTCCAAGAGAAAGCAAAGGATGATTCTTTTTACTACGGATACTTAGCTAAGAATGTTCTAAGTAGTAGTTCTATTAAGCTGCTAAGTAAATCACCTAAGAGGTATCGAGATATGCTTGAAGGAGATAATCTAACATCAAAAGCGTTAGAAGAAGGTAAGTTAATCCACACAATGCTATTAGAACCTGAGAAGGTTAAAGATATTAATATTGTAGATACTACAACAAGAGGAACAAAGGTATTTAAAACGGCATTAGCTGAGAATCCAAACTCTTTCACTAAGAAGGAATTTGATTATTGTAAAGATATTGCAAATGCTGTTAAAGGTAATTCTTCTATTGCTTCTTTTATGGAAGGTTGTGAGGCTGAGAAAGCAATTATTGGTGAGATTTCAGGAATACCGTTTAGAGCAAAGGCTGACCTTATTTCAAATGAGAAGGGTGTTCTGATTGATGTTAAGACTACCTCAGATATTGAAAGGTTTAAATGGAATGTTTTAAATTTCGGTTACCATATGCAAGTGTATATCTATTGTGAGTTATTCGGCATCTCTTACGATGATTTCTATTTCTTAGTAGTAGATAAGAAAACTAAAGTAGTTGGAGTATTTAGTGTTACTGAAGAAACATACTTTAAAGGTTTAACAGAAACAGAGAATGCAATTGAAGAGTATAAGAGATACTTTATAGAGAAGGAAGATAGTATAGATAATTTTACAGTAATCGGAGAGGTTTAACTTATTATTATTATTATTATTATGGAAGAACTCAAAAAACAAGAAATAATAGAGCAAGGATACGATGACTCGATAGCTTTATACGATGAAGGTGTAAGTCTTGAGGAGCTTTATGAAATATTGAAAATATATGAGGAGGAGGAGTATTACTTAACTTGTGCTGGGATAAAGAAAGCAATAGATAAAATAATTAAAGATTACGAATTTAGATACTTAGATGATTAGAAATTATAAAGCACAATCATACTGTTTTAAGAATGATATTAAGATATATTACATTTATATCAATAAGAATTCTATAGCTATAGAGGTTAATTTTAAGGGTGAGTTAGCTAAAAGTGATATATCATACACATCAAGAAAAGCAGAGGCTAAAGTATGGGAATTATATGAATATTTTTATAATAAAAGAGATGAAAAGGAATAGGATAGATATTATAGGTCAAAATGGAAACGATGGATTACATTATAAATCAAACAATATAGAAGAAATGAAAGAAATAAAGGAGGATAAAATAGTGAACACCGTCATAGAGGCATATAAGAAGCGTTCTAACGTAGGTATAGATAAATATGGTACTACCCTATCAAGAGAAGATTTAAGTAGCTTAGATTGGCTACAACACCTTCAAGAAGAATTAATGGATGCTACTCTTTATATAGAGGCACTGAAATATAAAATAGATAAACTACATAATCATTATGGAGAATAAAGATAATAAACCTAAAAAGGTTGATGGTCGCAGTAAGAATGGTGGACATTCAACAAAAGGAAGAGCTGGTAGACCTTCTAAGATAACAGAAAGGAAGTTACGAAGCTTTGCTCTTGGAGCAATTAAGAAGGCTTATGGAAGTGAGGATAAGATGTGGTTAGAGGTTGCTAAACAAGCAAAGGAAAGCTTCCCCCATATGAAGATGTTGTTAGAGTTTACATATGGTAAGCCTAAAGAACAGAAAGAGGTTAATGTTAAAACGGATATTAATATTCCAATAGTTAATTTCTTAGATAAGGAAAACACGATAGATATAACACCAGAAGAAATAAAAGACGTAGATAAGGATGAGTCAAGTAGTACTAAATAATAAATATAAATCATTATACAATAGTGATGCAAGGTATCACGTTATAACTGGTGGTCGAGGTTCTGGTAAATCGTTTGGAGTGAATGTATTTCTACTCCATCTAACCTATGAGAAAGGGCATAAAGTATTATTTACTCGTTATACAATGACCTCAGCGTCTATGAGTATTATCCCTGAATTTCTTGAGAAGATAGACTTGATGGGGGTTGCTAATCATTTTGAGGTTACTAAAACAGAGATTACAAATAAGCTCACAGGAAGTTCTATTTTATTTAGTGGAGTAAAGACATCAAGTGGTGACCAAACAGCGAAACTAAAATCTATTAATGCCGTTACAACGTTTGTTTTAGATGAGGCTGAAGAGTTAACGGAAGAGGAAGTATTTGATAAGATTGATTTTTCTGTTAGAGCAAAAGGTGTAAAGAATAGATGTATTGTTATTCTTAATCCTACTACAAAAGAACACTGGATATATCAAAGGTTTTTCCAGAATAGAGGAGTGCCTGATGGTTTTAATGGAGATAAAGAAGCTGTTAATTATATCCATACAACATACTTAGATAATATAGATAATCTATCTGACTCTTTTATTTCAGGATTAGAAGATATGGAAAGGCATAGACCTGAGAAGTTTCGTCATCAAATAATGGGAGGTTGGCTTGACCGTGCTGAAGGCGTTGTGTTTACTGATTGGTCGATAGGAGATTTTCCAAAGGATATAGACACGATATTTGGGCAAGATTTCGGATTCTCTGTAGACCCGTCAGCTTTAGTTGAAGTTGCTATTGATAAGAAGATGAAAAAGTTATGGGTAAAACTCCATTTCTATAAGGCAGGTATGGCTACATCTCAATTGTTTGAGGCAAATAGAAGGTATGCAGGTCACAGTTTAATAGTATGTGATAATTCTGAGCCGAGATTACTATCAGAATTTAAGATGAAAGGTTTAAATGTTACACCGACAATCAAGAAGAAAGGTAGTATATTAACAGGTATTGCCCTAATGCAAGATTACCATATAGTTGTAGATGGCAATTCAATAGACCTTATTAAAGAGTTTAATAATTATTCGTGGAAGATGAAAGGTTCTGTTCCAGCAGATACTTGGAATCACGGGATAGATGCTTTAAGATATGCTTGTGAATATTTATTAATGAGGTCAGTGCCTAAAGGAATGTATATAATAAAATAACCAAACAATTCAATACCCTCCTTTCAATTCAATACCCTTCAATTCAATACCCTTCTTTCAATTCAATACCCCTATTATCAGTTTCTGGTTCTGGGGGTTTTGCTTTACAAAGTACTCTACATAACATAGTACTGAATAATATTTCTATTTCAATGGCTTTAAAGAACTGGTACAAACAAACCATAATATATATAGGTTGTCAATAGTTTTCGTAAAGTTTTCGTAAATAAATTTGCACAGTAACTTTTGATTCCGTAGATTTGTGGTATAATTAAAAGTAAATATTAATTAAAAATAAATACAATGGAAAATTTAACTGCAAAAGAAGTATCACAATTATCTAAATCAATTTTTTTTAGATTAGATTTCAAAGGAGAATGGAGATTATTAACTGATAATAACGGAAATACGTTTGAATTTATTTCAGAAG